TAGGGACCCGTAGACGTATAACGGCTGTTTCCAGCTTTGTCATAAAAGTCAAACTCCATAGGGAGGTCATAAGGTTTCGCTTGCCGGAACCACCTTCGGTACATCCGCCATCGTTGGTTGGTGCTCGCACCAGAGGACCAGTGGGGGATATCCAGAAGATAACCGGTTTTCGTGAAGGGACCTGTGATCGGTGCAGTCAATTTTCAGCTTCCGTTAGGGAGCTGCAGACAACGCATCGTCACTTAGTGTTACACGGTCGTTCGCAGCCCGTTGACTTTAGGGCTCGGACTTTCGTCCACGACGGACGACTCCTTCTTCTGACCCTTAGCGGGGTCACAGAGTCGACAAAGGCGCGTACTTCGGGGAACCACAGTGGCAGGTCGCCATTGTGCCGAAGACGCCCGACTCAGCTCACCATCTAGCTCTCCGATTGAGGCATACCAGTCGACCCGAAAGTCGTACGGCAGCACCAACCAACGCTCTTCGGCCTTCACAGGCTGAGAACGGGCAAACTTCCGAAGGAAGCGAGCCAAGCTAGACCACAACTTCAGCATTTCCGCCCCCTGACAGGGAGCTCAACTAGGCAATTGTCGCAGATGCGATCAATGAGGGCTTCGAGAAACTCGATGTCCTCGATACGTCCGTCCTTCAGCTTACTCACTTCAGGATGCCGCAGCAAAGCGACACCCTTATAGCGAGCGAGCGTAAGAACCATGTCATAATCTCGTTTGAGAGAAGACAGGCTTTGACGGTGGTATCCCATAGTTGATAACCTTTCACAAGGAAGGACTGAAGCGTGTGGTTTGGCATACCAGGTGCACGCGCGAGAGGAATACGGCAGGCTTGCGCCCGCCCACCAGCTGATAAGGCTGATGAAATCTACAGATCACCGGATACGGCCTACGCGAGGCCTCACCATCATCTTGTAGTTTGTACTCCTCTTTTGCGAAACCCGTCGGTTTGACCGATTAGCCCTCTATCAAAGGAACTAAGCAGCTGAGAGGGGATCCCCGTGAG